TGCTAATAGCTATGTCACATTGACAGAAGCTAATACTTATTTTGAAACAGTTCCAGACTCTTCAACTTGGACTAATAAAACTGATGATCAAAAAAATAGAGCTTTGATATCAGCAACAAGATGGATTGATAGTTTTGTATTTTATGGAGACAGATGTGATGATGGTCAGGCTCTTAAGTTTCCAAGAAATAATTATCAAGTAGATGGTGTTGAATTAGCTTGTTCTACAATTCCGTTAAATATTAAATATGCACAATATGAATTAGCTAGAGCTTTAGCAAATGATACTGGTGCTATTACTGGTACTACTGGTAAAGATGGTAATTTTTCTGA